GCGTGCCAAAGGTGAATATAAAATTGCCGTCTAAGGAAGTAATTCTCTAGATTATAAGTAAGTAAATTTGGTGAAGCTAGTAACTAGTAATACCAAGCCTTGGATTAATAATTAGAATCTTAAGGTATAACGAATAAAGACTTACCAACTTTTTTATAAGTTGAATTTATATTCTAAACTATAATAAGAAAATTATAGATAAATTGAGTGATGGCACAAGATATTTTGAGAAGGATAATGTTATTGTATCTGATTGTTATGCTTTGAATGATGGGGTTATTCATTACAAAGAGACTAAGGAAGGTGATATTGAAGTTTGGATTAGTGATACTCAGTATGATTATAATCCAGATTGTATGTATTATTTTCCTGATGGTACAGAGGTTAAGAAGTTTCAAAGAATTTCCAGCGGAGTTTGCAATATGAATCATGTTATTGCAGAGTTGGGTTCTAATATTAATGATATTTACTTAATCTTTAGAAAACAATTTTATACTTTAACGGATGGAGGATTTGTATCAACTGGTTTATCAGATCTTCATGCTACACAGGAAGAACTTATTGAACTTTTATTTACAGGTTTAACTGATGTAAGTGTAGATCCAGAAACACAGAAGATAGAAGACATTCAGTATCTAGGGACTCAAAGTGGCGTTTTAAATAAGAAGTCATTCTATACTGTTTTGTCTTACGGTTATAGCTCTAGAGTCGTGTCTAAAGCTCTCAAAGGGGAATTAAATCTTTCTGGTGACGTAATGACAGAAACTATATTAGGATTACTTTTAAATAATAAACTTGACGAAAAACAAAAGTAAAAACAAATTATGGGAACTATTAAATTTGAAATAGATCTTCCAGAATTTGAAAAAGAGTTGAGTATTAATGTAACTATTCATAGAGACGGTGAGGTGGTTTATACTACTACTACCTCATCTTCCTCTGTGGATAAATCTAATAATACTAATCTTTTATCGAGCCTTGGAAGTAAACCCGAGCAAGAAAAATGTATCTCTGTGGATGGAGATAAACAAAAAGAAGAAAAACCCAAGAAAGCATCAACTACATCTCGAAGGGGAGGAAATTTGATGAACTTGGATATATGATGATTAAAACCAGAGAAGAGAATTTTTTGTTATGAACGATAATTATTATAAAATTATACTATCATATGAAATTCCATATAACATTTTAGACAGTCAAGATCCGAATATTATACAGGCGAGAGAAATATTATATGAAAAACTTAGAGATGATATTTTTCCGAAGTATGAAAGATTTTCGGTAAAGCTTACATTACATCAACTTAAAGATAACTTCAATTATCTTGTTACTTATGAAGCTTTTTTTAGATCTCTTGATGGTAAACCTATGGGAGAATATGTAGAGGCTCGTAGCTTAAAAGATAGTATTAAATCAGAATTAGAAACATTTTTTAATTCAGTAGATTGCGAATATAAGCAATTAAATATAAAACCATTAGTATAATGAGTAATTTTAATCAATATTTCAGAAACACTGGAGCAAAAATTATAGTAGATCGATTTTTTAATAAAGTTGATGCATATAATCCTAAAGTAAAAGTTGGAAAAATTGGATATTCATTTATAGAAGAACCTCCTCAACCAGCTTCTTACTATATTGAAAATGGATTAACTGCTACACATAAAGTAAGAATTGAATATACAACTATAACGGATGGGAAAGAAGATCCTGAAATGAAGTATGCAGAGTTCGAAGTTCCTAAAGAAATTGATGGTGCATTTATTATAGAAGGCGCTTATCGTATTTCAACTAATCGAATGGGATCTGATTATGACTGTCGTATTAAAATGTCTGGTACAGGAGATTATAAAGTTAATTTCGACTATGATAGAGTTTACGATATTCAAAAACAGATTCTGAAGATAAAAAGAATTAATCCGGAACTTGGAATTGCAGATAAACCAATTGATATAAAGTTTGAAGACATTGATAAATACTTGGAAACTGATAAAAAGGAGATCTTGAAGTTAACTGAAAGACAAACCAAGAAATTAATGATCAAACTTGACTTGGATTATAAACCTGAATATATTACACAAAAACTAATACAGGAATGTTTGGCCTTTGGAGATGATAGACTAAAAGACTTAATCATTGATAAAACATTAGAATCAGTTCCTAACAGTTTTATGCAATATATTTTTAGGAATAATAATGGACGTAACTATTTTGCAGCTAGACGAAGAATTACATCATATTTTACAAAGTATGGTAAAATTCAAGATCAAGTAACTGCAATTAGTACATTAGCATTCCGTTATTTTAAAGGAAGTAGTGATAACAAAGGAGACTCTAGCCTACAAGTTCCCCCCGGAGTAAATTCCATTAACTTAGAGGCTATTTCCCAAAAAATTGTTATCCCTGCGAGCGTAGCATTTAATCAGACCTTTACGGATCTGGTTGATATCGCGGATTAATGGTTAGTCCGTTCAGAAAATAATATTCTGATAGAATTTTGTGAATTGCTGGAAATATCTTCTTGTGAAAGAGGATTTATCAGCAGTATAAAAATTGATTAAATTAAGGAAAGGCATCTATTATATAGAAATTAATACATTAAATTTTATGAATTGGCAAAAAATATATAATGATAATAACAAATAAGATTATAATATTCTAATTAATAATATAAATGCCAATTCTCAATAATCAATTTTTATATTCAACGACTATGTACAAGAAAACAATTAATGTTTTAAGATATAGTCTAGTAATAATAGAAATATTATTTAGTAACGACACCTATCAATAATAATACTAATCTTCAGAACTCACTTACAGTTTCATGTCATATTACAGATGATGATGTATTATTTGATGTATATGATCCAAATTTTATTAAGGTCACTATACCTTATATAGACTATCTTAATAAAAAAGTAGCTGCCAGTGAGTATGTAGATTATGAAACTAATACTTTAAAACCTGATAAAGATGGTCAGGTAGAAGTTAAATATAGGATGAAAAGAAAAATGGTTCCAGTCGAAGAAATAGAGTTGATCGATTTGGCGCCTGATTATAGATTATCTAGTACAACTCGAAGAATTCCTTTTGTCAATTATAAAATAGTTGCCTAATTTTATAGTAGATTAGGAAAATTATACTAAAATGCTGGAAAGATAGATTCAAATCAGCAAAAAGGATTACTAATATAAATCCTTTCTCAACGACTAAATGTATAACCTAGGAACTAAAACCTGGGATGATATAGTCTACTTAAGTTAAAAATAATTTAAGTGTATACAGATAGTGTCAGAATAAGCATGGGTACTAATTTATGTGCCGCTTAAAGTAGTAATATTTTAAGTAATTAGTAAGTAAATTCGGTGAAGGAATAATTAAAATTCTAATACCGAGCTAAAGATAATAGATTTCTTTAGTGTAACGAATAAAGACTTACTAACCAAAATAAAGGTTAAATTTATATTCTAAACTATAATTAAAAGTATATTATAGAAGATTTGACATCAATGCTTAAACAGAGTATACCTCTAATTAATGCGGAGCGTGCACTTGTTGACACTGGAAGGAATGAAGAGTTGAAAGATAATATATTAAATGAAAAGTTCAGTTATCCAGAGGGTAAAGTAAAAGAAATAACTAATGATGAAGTTATAATTGAATTGCCTGATGGAACTGAGACAAATATTTTACGAAGAACAGCGATTCAGAGTATAAATGACGTGGCGGTATTTACAGAGCCTAAAGTAAAAATCGGCCAAAAAGTAAAACAGGGAGATATTATAACTGGTGCAGTTGGACATACTCCTGAAACATATAAGGCCGGCGTTAATGCTCTGGTACTTTTCCACGCCTATTATGGTTTAGTAAATGAGGATGCTTTGGTGATATCAGAATCATTTGCAAATCGTATAGCATCTTATAGTATAATTGACTTAATGATTAATGTTAAGAGTACTAGTGCTATTAAGTGGATCGCCCCTATTGGAACAAAGGTTAAATCAAAAGATGCAGTAGTGACATTATATAAAGCTGTTCGTCTTGATGCTATAAATCAGGCACTACAAGAAAAACTCGGAGGACTTTTCGGAGAAGGACATGATCTCTCCGAATATACTATCGAGGATCATTTAGTTGTGCCTAATAATATAGACGAGGCAATAGTTTCTGATGTAATGATACAGGAAATGAAGAAACCTAAAATTCCTAAATCAGTAAAATCACCTGACTATTCATTTACACATACCTCTCAGGATGTTATAGATGAATATGAAAAAACAAAATCTCGAAAAATTATCTACGAGAAATACCCAGAGTATATTGCAGCTGATACATTAGATCCTATTAATATGGATCCAGAAGCGTATAAGATTGTGTATACTGTTCGCGTGAGACTCATCAAAAGAACTGTGGGAATGATCGGAAGTAAAATTACCTCTAGATTTAATATAAGTCTAGTTAATTTTCAATAAAAGTTAACTAAATTTTGTGAATTGCTGGAAAAATCTAAATAAAATAGATGGATAGATAAATCAGCAGTATATTTATGTTTAATTATGAGTAAAATATGAGCGATATTAATTTTTAATAATAAATTGAACAATGAGCGAAGAAGAAATATTAATACATAATCAAAATTGGTATCGCAAAGTATATTTCCAAATAATTGATCGCGCTAGATTAAGAGGTTTGGATAAAAATAAAATTGATTTTTATGTAGAAATTCATCATATACTACCTAAATGCCTAGGAGGAACTGATGAAAATGATAACTTAGTTGCATTAACTTATAGAGAACATATAGTTTGTCATAAATTATTGTGTAAATTATACCCAGATAATTACTACTTACATTCTTCTATATATTTAATGCTACATATTAAAATAGAAAATGGGAAGAAGGTAAAAACATTTTCTAATTCTAAAGAGGCAGAAGAATATAAGCTTTTCTTGAAAACTCATAAAAAGCCTCTTTCTGAGGAATCTAGAAAAAAGATGTCAGAATCGCATAAAGGTTGGAGTCCATCTGAGGAACATAGAAGAAGAGCTTCAGAAGTACATACTGGAAAAATCGTTTCAAAAGAAACCAGAGAAAAATTAAGAAAGGTTAATCTGGGAAGACATCATCCAGAAAAAGGATTTAAATACATTTAAAAAATCAATCGCTCATTGATATAAAAATAATTAAATAAAATATATTCAACGACTATGTACAAAGAAGGAGTATTTCCTTAAGATATAGTCTAGACTTTACTTAATTAAGTAAAGTATTATCGATGGAGGCAAAGGTCAAATTACAAGGCCGTTTAAGGTAGTAATATCTTAAATAATCAGTAAGTAAATTTGGTGAAGGAAGTAAAATTCTAATACCAAGCTAATAAAATATAATAATTTATTAGTATAACGAATAAAGACTTACTAGGTTGAAATAATACCTAAATTTATATTCTAATTTACTAGGATAATCTAGTAATAGTAATGGTTGTAAGTGCTGTGAAACCCGACGATATGATGCCAATAATGGTAGATAAGGATGGGAAACAAAGACGAGTAGAGGTTGTGATTTAATAAAAAGTCACCTAAATTAATAAAATATTATTTAGGAAAATTATACTAAAATGCTGGAAAGAGAAGTAAATCAATCAGCATCATTGAGCGAAAGCGAGATGTTCAACGACTAAATGTATAACTTTGGATGTGAAAACCGAAGATGATATAGTCTAAATCATATAGTGTTAGTATATGTTAACTTTGGAACCCCTACAGCACAATAAATCGTAAAATTCCGAGTGTCCTTATGGAATTACAACTCGGAAATATAGCACACAAACTGCACGATCTTGTAGATAATTATAAGAAAACAAAAACAGGGCAAAAGAAGATTAAGCCCCTTCTTGAAACATATTACCCCGGACGTTTTACTAGTATGGATGTAGAAGAAATTATAGAACGTCATAATACTAGTAAAATCGAGGATATGTATTATTTCAATGTTGGCTGCTTCTCTACTAAATTTACTCCAGAACTTGTAAATCAATGGGCTGAAGATTTAGGTGTAGAAAGTCAGAGTAAAATTCTTATGCCTGAGACTGAATTAACAGATCTCGATGAATTAAAAGAAAATCTAGAACCAGAAGAATATGATAAATTAGTTTCTGGAATGTCTGGTAAGTTTAGAGAAGTAGATAAACCTTTGCAGGCGGGATTCATGACCCTTGAAGAGTTATACCATATACCATCATATAGTAATAAGGTTACATCAAGTCTATATGGCGTAGATATTAATGCTAAACGAGATGAACCTATACTTGGAAAGGGACGCTATAGACAGACAGGACAGAAAATTGGTGAGATGGAATTGGCCGTATTACTTTCTAGAAATGCGGATCAATTTATCAGCGGTGCTAGAAAAGACACTGCGAAGGAAGATAATCAAATATTTTTAAATAATTTACTTGGTCTAGGATTAACCGTAGTAGATGATAAGGGATTTAATCAAGGTGGATTAAAAATAAAATGGTCCAAAGTTTGAGATATAACTTAAGAATTGTTAGAATTGCTAGAAAGACTTAATGAGAAAGTTTAATTAGCAGTCTAGATTTATAAAACTAGATTCAACGACTATGTGAACAATTATAAATTGAAATCTAATTTGTAAAAGATATAGTCTAGTACTAAAATTTATTAGAGATAATAATTAGTAAGCAAGTCTAAAAAAAGAATTAAATGATTTAAAGATTAAATTCCGTCGTAAAAATAACCTATTAAATATGGGAGGTAATTGATATGGAAAATAATAGCTGTTTAATGCTAAATTGCTCGCTCTATCTTCCAGTATCTTTATCTGCTATATTTAGTAGAGAAGATCTTAAAGATACTGGAATTGAAAATGAATCACATATAACATTATTATACGCTCAAGGAAAAGAAATCCCTAGGATGAATATTCTAGGAGATATCGAAACTATCTTAGGAGAACCCGAATTTGATAATTTTATTGAATATATAAGATCTGAAAATACTGAAAGAATTTTAAATAATTTTGAGATCGGATCTTTTGAGAATGATAGTGATTATATAGTGTTGAAAATGAAACAAACTAGTGAATTGTATAAAACACTTGGATTAATCAATAAAGGATTAAGAACGAAGTATGAAGTTGTTTCTGAGTATTCTTATACACCTCATATATCTCTTGCTGAACTTCAACCAGGAACAGCAAAGAAATATCTTGAGGATCCTAAAATTAGTTTAATACTAAATGAAAGTTTTGTATCATTTGAAGATCTTGTTATTTCCTATGGACCTAGTAATACGCCCGTAGATAGATTGAGATATAACCTAACTACATTTAATGCTATTGATTACTTCTTTCATACAGAAAATATGAGAAAAGAAAATTCAGAATTAGATTAAAAAATATATGATTCTCATTAATATACTATACTAATAATCTAATTCTAAATAAATCATTTAGGGAGGGAATTGATTCCCTCCTTATTTTAATTTATTATTTTATGAATTGGAAAGAATTTGATTTTAATAAAACACAAAAATACATAATAGACAATGATATAAAAACCAGAAGAGAATTTCAAAGTTCTCCTCATAGAGGTTTATATAAAAGAGCTAGATTAAAAGGATTTCTAAAAGATTTAAAATTTCAAAAAGAACAAACTAATTGGTCAGAAAACTATAAAACCATAGAAGATGTTCAAAATTTTATTGATAAAGAGAATATACCTAATCCAATGTATCTATATAATAATTTTAGGGGATTACATAATAGATGTTGTGAGAAAGGGTGGATTAAGTATCTAAAATTTCCTAAAAAACAAAATAATTGGGAGCATATTAAAACAATTCAAGATGCACAAGAATTTATTTTCAAAAATAATATAGAGTCTCCCAAAGATTTTAGAAATAAATATCCTGGATTAACTAATTTGTGTACTACGAATGGATGGATAAAAGATCTTAATTATATAAACTATACTAAACGTGAAAAAATTTCATGGAAATCAATTAACTCTATTGAACTTATGCAGAAATTTATTTATGATAATTTAATTACAAAAAGCGAATTGCATGATAAATTTCCAGGATTATGTACTAAATGTTATAATAATGGATGGATAAAATATTTAAAGTTTATAAAGAAATCAGTAAATATGAAAATATCATCTTGGGAAAAATCTTTAGTAAGTTTTTTACAGGATAAATTAATAGTAAATACTCAATTAGATTCATATTCATCTTATTCTAAAATAGATATATTTTTGCCAAATCTTAATATAGCTATTGAAGTACAAGGTCCAAATCATTACAGTAAACATTGTAGAGGTAGTTTTAATTCATTTTTAAAAACAAGAAAATCTGATATAAAGAAAAATAGATGGTGTAGAGAGCAAGGAATTACTTTGTTATACTTTAGCTATGATAAACTATTAGTAGAAAAATATGGATATCCCTGGTATATTTACACATCAGAGAAAGAATTGTTGGCAGAAATAGAACGAATCAAATCCTTATAAGTGTAGTAATAAACAAAATATTAATATTATGGAATCAGAAATTAAATTACCAAAGAAAGGAATTGTTGTTGGAGTTGAGTTAGAAAATCTTAATGAGTTTTTTAACCGAACTCAGCATTCGATAGGAACTACAGGAAAGTTTGAGATTTTGAGTGAACTTGAAAAGAAAGTAAAGGGAGAAAAAATACGACACTTAACTGAATATGTTCTTATGAAATATAAACCATTAGAAAGTATTGTATTTAGAATTTCTCGCTATATAAAAGGAGAAAATCAAGAGGAATACATAGTTTATTACAAATTCGAGGGATTTATTTCTTGAGATTAAAATTAGAAGAAGGGATTTAACAATTATCCCTTCTTTTTTCATGTCAAAGCCTTATATGTGAATAAAAAACTTAAATATAGAAAATTTATGAAAGCAGGAGGAGTAATAGCAACTATGATTGCTAGTTATTTAGCTGGAAAAGTTCTTTATGGAACAGGAAAAGCTATAAGTAGAGCTTTAGGTGGTTATCCTAGTAAAGAAGTAGAAAAGAAAATTGATGCTCTTCAACCAAAACTAAATGTAATGTTTAAATTCTATGAATCAAAAAATAATACTTCTAAAGTATCAGATCTTGAGAATCTTAATAAAAGACTCTCTAATGTTATTACTGAAGAGGATTATTTAGAAGTAGAGATTGAAGTGGAAAAGTTTTGGAATATTTATAAAAAAGAGCAGAAAAATTAAAAAAGAGAGGATTAATTTCCTCTCTTAATTTTTTATTTGTTTTCTATTAATTCTTTTGTTGCCTTTCTATGATAACCTTTTTTCTCAAATGCTTCAATAAAAATTCTTTTATGTATTGGATTTCCGGCCGCGTCTCTTCCGTAGTATTGATTTCTCCAATGACCTCTTACACCAAATGGACAATCTATATTTATTTCTATATCATATAATCTATCTACTACGATTACTCCTTGATTTCTTCGGCCAGTATTAGGATCTTCAAATTGTGTAGGTGGATTTTTTACTTTTCCAGATAACACAGATTCAAATGTTTCAGTTTTTATTTCAGAAGTCATCAAAAATATAAAACTTTTAAATGATTCATAGATAAATCTGTATTTTATGCTAAATGATTCCTTAGCTTCAACCGAATATAAAGTTTGATTATAATTATTTTTAAAATATTTAATAAGATCATCTATAGTTTTATTATTTGATAATAAATCTTCTTGACTATCTATTACCTCTTTATAGTAATCTTCTAATGTATCTGACCATCCTAATGAAGTAAACTCATTCATCATTTTTGAAGGAATACTTTTAAAAAATTTATCCAAACAATTAAACTGTTTACAAAGTTTGTATGAGTTAACAAATTCATCCATGCTATATAAACAACCTTCTAAGTTTAATTCAGAAAAATTTAATAAATCACTCTTTTTTATTACTACACTTCCTAATGAATTAAATGTTTTTTTATCATTGCCCATAATACACTTTCCAATAAATGCATATAGTATAATATATTCACTTGTTATACAAAAAATAGAGTGGGCATTATAGTCTGTTTCCTGTTTATCTTTCGTACTAGAATTATATATCAATCCAAATTTAGCTTTCTTTTCTGAATTTCTAAATAAGTCTTCTAAGTTCTTTTTACTGACTATATCTCTTAATTTGCTAGAAAATAGCCGTTCTTTATTAAGTGAATAAAATCGAATATAGTTTTGTATATTACTTGAAATTTTATATTTTCTTATAGGTCTGGGTTCTTTACTTACAACTTCAAAAAATACATTTTCAAATTCAGTAATATGTTTACGGTTCCTTCTAAATTTTTCTAAGCCTTCTTTTTGTAAAACATATTTTACTGCAAATAATTTCTCGTAATCTTTTTCCATAATTTTTCTTTCTTTTAGTTTTTATTACATTAATAAGGATTTTGGGGAAATAAAAAAAGAATATTCAAATTAATGAATATTCTTTTAAATTAGTGGGCCCAGCCAGGCTTGAACTGACGACCTTCTGATTATGAGTCAGCTTCTCTAACCAACTGAGATATGGGCCCTGTTATAATTATGTCTTGTACCCTCATCCGAAGTCGAATCGGAACTTTCTTTTCAGAAAAGCAGATTTTAAGTCTGCTGCGTCTACCTATTCCGCCATGAGGGCTCCTCTTTTGTTGTTATATTGTGTCTTTTTTGATAGATTTTATTTATAATAGTTTCAGGGTCTATTATAAAAATTAGATCTCCAGATTCTGTAAATAATATCTTTCAATCTTCTCTACCATATATAAGAATTTGAGGCCCTCAAAAATTCCTTTTTTTTCTTACATACATTTGTAAGAATTAAAAAAGAATTGAAATTCCTTTTTCCATATATAAGAATTTAGGGGTTTTCGAGATTCCTTTTTTTATTTTCAGGTTTAAAATCTCCAGCTGTTCCATGTCCTAACGATAGTACTAACTTTACTGCCTCAGGACCTCTCATGTAGTAATATCCGTCTGGCGCAGGTTTTTCAGAATTTAAATTTTTACTAATACTTTTAGTAGAAATAACTGATTCCTTCTTTGCAGATGTAATTGAATTATATGCTCCAAGAACTCTTAATTTATCTTTAGAAAATTTATATATTATATTCTCCATCTTTTTATGTAATTTCTCTTTGTCTCCAAGTTTAATACAAATATATTTTGTAGAAATTACATTACTACTTAATAACCTATCTACTCTGGATCTTTTAATATTGTCTTTTCCAACTAGTTTCTGGATATCTCTCGAAAAACCAAAATTTAAAAAGTCTCCATATAGATCTGCTAATACTATTTTTTCTGATAATTTTTCCAGAGTATTTACATTATTCATATTTCCTTTTTGATCAGTAACTCTAAGATTAGAAAAACTATTATCTGTTTTTATTGTATTAATGTGATCAATTATTTCTCCCTTTTTTAAATTTCTTCTTAAGAGATATTCCATAATAACTGTATGCGCTTTAGTACTATTACTATCAACTATAATATATCCTTTATTATTAAGTGTTCCTATTAATTTATTAAATCTATTTGATTTAATAAATCCTTCACTACACACAGACCATTGAGGATATTTCCAGTGTTCATACCAAGTATAGTCATCTAAGTTTCCAGAAAATCCTATAAGATCAAAAAACTTTTGATTATTTAATGATTCTTGTCGTTTCCAATAATATCCTTTATAGCTATATTGACTTTTTTTAGCAATCGAAGAAATGTAACGTATATCATATCCTTTACTATCTAAAGAATCTATTGTAAATAATTCATTTCCCTTTTTATCCATTGCAGTATATTTAATTCGTTTATCTTTATGAACTGGTAAGCGTCTATCTGGACTATTATTTTCACTTTTAGTAACCCATTCTAAGTTAGATAGGTTATTATTTCTTGGATTATGATCTATATGATTAACTATATTATATATTTTTGGTTCTGAATTATTATAGAAAATGGTAGCCATTATTATATGAATAGATTTTGCTTTTCTTTTATGCTTTTCTATATATTGTGGAGAGATTGTAGTATATCCAAATTCATCTTGTTGTTGTTTTAATAGTTGTTTAGTGTATTTATTTCTAACTTCAGATTTTTTATTAATCTCATATATATCCTTAATACCTGGATATACTAATGGAATAAATTCATAGTCAGGGAGATCTGGATATTTTTGATCTTGGCGATTAAATGGTTTTTCTTTACACATAACAAAAATAGTTTCTAAATTAAACATCTTTTTCATCACACATATAAGAGAAAAAACTTAAATTTTACGTGTTTTGTAAGTTTCAAGTTTTAATAATATAAAATTCAAGTATATAAAAATAAGAGAGGTAGAAAATGTATCTAACCTCTCTATGTTATTTTACATAAAAATATCTTGACCATTGATCTGTATTCTTATGTTTCCGAAGGGATTGCCTCCGATTATGCCACTAGTTCCAGGGATTTCTTCAGGGATCACCTCTTCTATGACATCTTCATCATTACTAATGATAGTTGGTAATTTTTCTTCGTCGATTGATTCTATTATTTCCTCTTCCATAATTTATTTTCTATTAAAACAATCCAAGTAAATTAGTAGTGTCGCCGATATCAGTATTACTAATTCTAGACTCCTCTACTTCTACTACTTCACCTTCTTGATTTACGTATCTAGTGCCAGGGAAAACTATTTCTTTTTTCTGAATTGCTGCCTTGTATTCATAATTTTCAGTAGATTCTTTAAGTTTTTTTACCCAATATTTAGCATAGTCGCCTTCTACTGTTTCAGGATCATATGGTTCTTCAAATAATCCTTCTTTTGGCTGGGGGCATTCCATTTTTACTTTAATAACTGAATCTTCATTTTCAGTATCAGTCATTTCATATTCCCAATAAAAGTAGTTTTTCTTTTTATTACTTTTATATGTACCTTCTGTCTTAAGGTCATCCCATATATTTTTAATAAGCTCCACAATATTAGTAGTACTTGCTTGTCCTGGAGTTAATAAAATCTGTTCTTGAACTAAAGCATTTTCAATAATAAATGCTTGTCCTTTAATTATTTTTGATTTACTCATTGTTTATCAATTTTTTATTTATTTATTTATTTTCAGGTTCAAATTCCCAAGCTCTTCCATGACCTTGAGATAATATTAATTCAACTGCTTTATCTCCTCTGAAATAATAATTTCCATCAGGTGCTAACTTTTCTGAATTAAGATATTTATTAATAATAGCCCAACTTACTTTAGTTTCTACTTTCTGTTTATATAGTTTAATATTAATAAATGCACCAATAGCTTTCATTTCATTATTAAAAACATATGTTACTGTTTTCATCTTATTTAATAACTCTTCTTTATTTCCAGGTTTTATAACAATTATCTTTTCTCCCGGAGTTTTCAATCTTACTAAAGCACTTGAACTGTATACTGTTGATG